GTTTCTGATGAGTGTAGAGAGAACGAAAGCAAGTCGTCAAACTGGATTCCCATTGGTGAAGCATTTGCAAGTGGCGTTGATACAGTTCCACAGCATCCTAACTGCCGATGTGATGTGCAATATCGCACCAAAGAACTAGGAGCCGATGTAGTAATACCTCCACCTCCAGAAAAACCACCGAAAAGATCGGTCATGCTAGAGTTTCGTTGTACCAAATGCAACCATTTATTAGGAAGAGATGTATCAGAAGGCACACGTATTCTATGCCGTCATTGTAAAGCAGAACGAATTGCACCTTGACAGGACATATATCGAGATGGTATTTTTATAAAAATTGAATAGACCCCAGAGGCCCAATGAGGCCCATTTGAGCAGCACGACTGCCTTGCTCGGATGGGTCTTTTTTGTGTGATATGCCATACACAGAAGAACATAGTTGCAGATTGATAGCACCCTCGGAGTTCGACGAGTTCCGTAGGCAAAACAATTGGCGACAGATAGACGGAAAGAGGGTCGATGCTATCTGGGGAATTGGAAATGGCGGTACTGATCTCCAAGCCTTACGGTATCCGAAGAACCAATGGACAAGTGCGGATGCTAGGAGCCACTGCTCAACACAGGATGGCATATTATTTGAGCCAGCAGTAGGCCCAGAAATCAGGGAGGACAGAATGGCCCATGTAACAAAGTTCATACGTCCTGAACTGAAAGTCGTAGACAAGGCAGCGGGAATAATCAATGCTGTAGTATCGACTGAAAGCATGGATCGGGACGGGGATATTATTAGACAAGATAGTTGGGACTTGGATCACTTCAAGGCCCATCCAATTCTTCTATCCAGCCACAATTATCGGGGCCTTACAAACCAGATTGGTGAGTGGACATCGATGAAAGTGGTTGGGGACAAGCTCGTGGGTGAGGCGAAGTATTATATCAAACAGGGAAACCAGGAAGCCGATTGGGGGTTCTTGCTTGCTTCTAAAGGGCGAGCAGCTTTCAGTGTGGGTTTCGTCCCTGATATGAGCAAAGCCAAGCAGATCGACAGTAATGGAAATCTCAGCTACGAGTTCCAGGGGCAGGAATTATTAGAGGTGTCACAAGTTACGGTGCCAAGCAACGCCGATGCTCTTCAAACACTGAAGGGAATCGGGCTTCATCCAGAAGTGGACTCCATTGTTACGGAAATGCTGGATGATATGGCAACCCCTAAAGACGGCACAGGAAGGGAACTATCCCGTGATTCCTCAAAGAATGTACTCATCCGACATAGTGAGTCAGATAAACCAGTGGAAACTGATTCAGTAGAGGAACGAAAATCCAAAAAGGATATGCAAGTTGCTCTTGTGTTTGGTGAGGAATGGGAGTCAGCAGCATTTGCAAAAGATGTTGCTGATCTTGTTATTGCAGAACTAAAACAAATGGCAAAAGATCGTCAAACACCAGCAACAGCCGAAGGATATGCAGCAAGTGCAAGGGAAATAGTTAGGCAAGCTCTGGAAAATCATAAGGGAGGAAGATAATGCCAGACATCAGAAGCCAGGAACAACTAGAGGAACTGCTCAATAGCCCGGAGCGGTTCAATGAGTTTGTGACAAACAGGTCACTTGAGGTTTTGGGCGATGCTGTAAAGACACAAATGGACGAGGCAATGCGTGACGGAGCAGTCAATAGACTGCCAATGTCAGAGGAAGCAATATCGGAGGGCAAGCAATTTGGAGGAGGATGGGAAGGAACTGACGATACAAAAATCGGTCTTGCTAGAGACGCAAAGGCAATGGACGGAAAGTTCAAGACCTTTGGAGAGTTCCTTTCGACAATGGCCCCAGGCAACGTAGCAGCCAGAGGCGTTGATGCCCGACTGAAGGTACTTGGGGAGGGCCAGGGAGACCAGGGAGGATTCTTGGTTCCAGAGCAGTTCACCGCTCAGTTGTTACAGCTTGCTTTGGAAAATGCAGTAGTACGACCTAGGGCGTTTCGTCTACCGATGACCTCGCTAAATCTCAGCTTGCCTACCATCGTAGACACAACCCACGCAACCAATGTATTCGGTGGTGTCCGTGGGTACTGGACTCCTGAGAGTGGGAGCTACACAAGCAGCGAGCCCTCTTTCGGGCGAGTGACGCTGACAGCAAAGAAGTTGACTGCCTATACCAGTGCAGCCAATGAGCTTCTTGCAGACGCAGCGATTTCTTTGGAAGCCCTTCTTATGCGGTTATTCCCACAAGCCCTCAGCTACTTCGAGGACGACAGCTTCATAAATGGAATCGGCGGTGGCCAGCCGGTCGGCATCCTGAACGCCGACGCACTCGTGACTGTAGCCAAGGAGACAGGCCAGGCTGCAACCACTATCGTGGCGGAGAATATCGACAAGATGTACTCAAGGATGATCCCAAGCAGCCGAGCAAGGGCAGTATGGGTGGCCCATCCAGACACTATGCCGCAAATCGTTAGTATGTCTCGGTCTGTTGGTACTGGTGGTAGTGCGGTCATGATGAACAACATGGCTGGGGCTGCACCTGCATCCATTTACGGGCGTCCCCTGATCATGACGGAGAAATGCCAGACGTTAGGAACCGCTGGCGACATCTTCTTTGTTGACTTTGGGTACTATGTAATCGGAGACAGGCAAACCCTGAGCATGGCTGCAAGCCCCCACGTACGATTCCAGAATGACGAGACTGTTTGGAGATTCACCAGCAGACTCGATGGACGACCTTGGCTCGAATCTGCCCTTACACCACGTAATGGCAGCAACACACTGAGCCCGTTTGTAAATCTGGCTACCCGATCATAGGAGGATTATCATGGGATTAGCAGTAATTGAAGCCCCAGGTGGTGCTGGGTTACAGGTAATGTGTCCAATTTGTTCACGTATGCACGATAAGGCAGACTATCCACCGAAGTGCAAGAGATGCGGAACATTGATGGACGACAAAGCAGCAAAGGCTGCACAAGATATGGCATCAGTGCCAGGGCAATCCTAGTGGTGCAGGGGTAAAACTTAGCCCCTGACACGATCAATAGGAGGAAATTATGTCACAGAGATTGAGCGAACACGCAAGCATAGACCTGCTGGACTTGGCAGACATTGGTGGGACAAACGCCCAGAACAATGGCGGTTGGCTTTCCATGAAAAATTACGCACGGGTAATGGCGTACGTAGAGATCGGAACGTGGGACTCGTCCGACGACCTTGACGAATGTCGGCTGCAACAAGCGACTGATTCGTCTGGAACCAGTGCCAAGGATTTGACTTCGGATGCTTCTGGAGGCAACTACGACACGGATAACCCAGTTGATGCTGACGGAAACTTCGTTATCATCGAGGCCAGGGGCGAAGACATGGACGTAGACAATGGATTTGATTATGTTCGGCTCTACGTTGCAGAGGGTGGCAACACTGGCGTAGATAATATAGCCGGTGCAGTCATTCGATATGGGTATGCGTATCCCAAGAAGGAATTGCAGGGTGCTGCTTCTACGGGGGCGCAAGTTTACGTGGATATCAACACATAACATGATGATTTCTGGCAACAAACACAACCTTCCTGGTGGCCTTGAGCCAATTGAATGGGCCAATGAGGTCTGGGACGTCATGGACGAAGAAGGTTGTAGTCAGAATGATGCGAAAGTTATCGTGGCTGCTCGGTATGCGAAGTCAGAGGAGCAGCCCACGATGGATAAAATGGTCAAGGAATCTCGCAACAAGGGTATACAACCCCGAAAAGCTAGGAGGAAGTGATGGCAAAGACAGAACTATTTGTACGAAAAACTAGTGGTGGCGTCTATGTAGTGAATCCAGAATCGCAAACAACGGGAAATATCTTCTTCGTAGACAGCGGTTCATCTACTGGTGGAACAAGTTCGGGGTTTGGTAGCAACCCAGACGCTCCATTCACCACGATTGATTCAGCAATCAATCAAACTACTGCCAACAACGGAGATATCATCTACGTGATGGCAGGACACAGCGAAACTCTAACAGGTGCTTCTGCTATCACGTGTGATGTAGCAGGGGTCACGATTATAGGGTTGGGCCGTGGAACTGCAAGGCCAACCCTGCTTCTTGATGCAGGTGCTTCTGTAACTATAGTAATTAGTGCAGCAAATGTACGATGGGAAAATGTTATATTCAGCGCAGGGCATGCTGATATAACCGTAGCCATTGATGTTTCGGCAGCGAGCGCCGAGTTCCACAAATGCGAGTGGAAAGAAAACACGACTGCAGAGAACTTCCTGGCTTGTATCAGGACAAGTGCAGTGGCCAATGCGTGTGATGGACTTAGCGTTACGGAGTGCGTTGCAACAGATGTGGATACGGCCTGTGTCAATTTCATCACGGTAAGGGAAGACCTTGATTTGCTGGTGATGAATGACAACTTTATTGAGTTGGGAGTGCAGGACTCTAATGCGGTGATAGGCGTAGCCAGTGGAAAAGATTTGACCAGCTGCAGAATACTCAGGAATTACATATACCGACTGAATACGGCAGGGGACTTACTTGTAGACAGTGATACAACGGCAAACAGTGGGATCATAGCCCACAATCGTATCGGTCATGCTGATACTGCAAGTGAAGTTCTTATCGATGCTGATGGAGTTCGGCAGTTTGATAATCTTGGAACAGCTACGAACACCGCATCGGGCTATGTGCTACCAGCAATCGATAGCTAGAAGGGAGATATGAATGACTGAAGAACAAACAATAACCGCAGATCCAGAAGAGGGAACTTCTGAGGCTGAGGAGGAATCCACCGAAGAAGCAACCTCTGAGGATGAGGGAGAACAGGAGTAATCAATGGCTGGCAGCGTAACGATTACCTACTCGTCTCATGACACGGTAAAATATGTGCAATGGACATGGACAAGCGATGGGTCTGGGGATATGTCAGGCACGGATACAGTGGTTCTCAGCGGGGTGCCCCTCCGCTGGGCCACTAATCCTAGTGCCACGGCCCCATCAGCTAACTACGACATAGTCGTAAATGACGAAGATGGCATTGATTTGGCTAATGGTGGCCTTGTAAACAGGCACACAAGCACAAGCGAGCATTTTATTCCAGGAGGAGACGCAGACCCAGGGGCAGCATTTATGGGAAAGCTATCATTGGTTGTGTCTAATGCTGGTGATAGCAAAATAGGGACGCTCAGAATGTATTACAGGTAGGTGCTTGAATGACTACAGGATCACGCACCGAAGGTTTACGTGGGATCGGGGCCGAAGGGTTCATTCGGACAGTCAAAAACCTTACTGTAACAGGTGACCTGGTTGTCCACGGAGAAACACGCTCCACGATAGGCACTGGTTCAGCTTTTTGGGAGACAGCAGATGCCAATGCCAATTATTGGGCATATGAATTGCCTTCTGGGGGTTCAATCAATGTGCCTGTCGTGGGATTTGGGATTGGGCTTGATGACGTAGACCTAGGTTTATTTGATGGCATTACACAAACAACCGTGGCAGTTCTCGATGCTGATCGAGACAGTTTTGTTGCGATAGACTTTTCAGCGGATGATGCAGCACGGATTCGCTCCAATACCACTATCAATATCACTCCTACTGGTGCGTTATCAGTAGGAACTGATGGCAGTGGTAATAATGTGGTCTTTTATAGCGCAACGTCAGGCGATAACCTTACGTGGGACTCTGGCGATGAGGTATTGCAGATCACTGGTACAAACGGACAGACATCTTTGGACGTGCTTGACGGTGATGTCCGCATAGTAGATACGCTATATTTCTATGATCGTGGTGGGGAATCCATTTCGAGCGATGGCTCGACTCTGACAATTGCAGGAACCGTTGTATTCAGTGGGAATATGACGGTCAATGGAACAACTACAACAGTTACTAGCTCCACGGTAGTGATAGATGATCCGCTCTTCCATTTGGGGAATGACAACAACGCCGATGCCGTGGACTTGGGTATATTTGGAGAATATACCGACTCTGGCAAAAAGTTTACGGGACTGTTTCGGGATGCTTCGGACTCGGATAAGTGGAAATTATTCGCTACAAGTGGTAATTCTCACGAGGAACCATC